ACCTGATTGAGTTATATCTCCGTCTATGTGTAGAGAACCACCATTATCTGTATAAACAAAAGGATTAGTTCCGTCTGGTTGGTAAAGCTTTGAAACTGTAACACCGTCTAATTCCTCTAAATCACTTATATCGCCTTCTACTGTGTCTAATCTTCCTTCTACTGCTGTAATATCTTCTTCTGCTGTGTCCATTCTTCCCTCTAAAGATGTGATATCTTCTTCGTTTGTTTCTACTCTACCCTCAACTTCATCTATTGCATCTTGAACATCTGTTGCCGTTAATCCTGAAGTAGTTGTAGAATAACCTATCATTGAAGCAGTTGGATCTGTCCATTCCATACCATAATCCTCGTCTGAATTTACAATTAAAAATTGCCCATTAGAACCAATACCAAATCTTCCAACTTCTGTGCTATGAGCTATAATATCTCCCTTAGTAGTAGTTGGAGTTACTTGTGCTTGTGTTACTGAGTGTGGGTTATTAGTAAGTCCTCTATGTGTTGTATTATCTGCTACACTTGTATTAGCTGAAACTCTTGCCTCCGTGTAATAGAGATTAGTTCCCTCTGTTAAATCAGAAGTAGTTTTTGTTGCTAAAAGTCCGTCCCAAGCAGTAGAAAAATCTGATATTATACTTGATAAAATACTATCTGTTGCTATGTGTGGTGTTAGAATACCATCAACTCTATCCCAAAGGTTTTCTGCTAAAACACTATCATCTACATATTTTTTAATTGCTTTTTGAGATGGAACAACTGTATCACTATCAGCTTCTAATGTATCATCTGTATCAATTAGTCCGTCTAAAGCAAAAAGCTTTAAAGCACTTGCTTCTATATATTTAGATAAATCAGCGTCATCGCTATCACCTAATAAAAAAAGGTCATCAGCTTTAACGGTTGTTTTCTCTAACATATCTGACGGAAATCTTATATTAGCCATATATTTTTTTATTTATTCGTTAGAAATTTGTTTTAGAAGTTTATAAGATAAAGATATATTATAAGTTCTAAAATTTAATTCTCTATTAACATATCCCATACTAGCTCTTTCTAATGTAATATCATCTACAAGTCCATCTAAATCTGAATTCTCATCAAATATATCATCAATAGCTTCAATCAAATTCAGTATTATTACATTTCCTTGTGCAAATCCCATATTATTATATGTTATTTCTTGAAATAATACCAAATCTATTGTTCCATTTTCTTCTATCATATAAGTTGCAGTTCTAGCTCTATTTTTAGTTATATTTGTTATATTTATTGCTGGATATTTATTAAAATTACCATCATCAAAAATATTAACTTCTTCGATACCGTCAATTCCTTTTAATAATTCTCTTATTTTTAAATATATTTCTTTATACATTTTATATATTATTAACTATTTTAGTCATTACACTATCAAATATCATATTTATAGTTCCATTTGATCTTTCAACTGTTCTACCCATAAAATCATTTGGCTTTTGTCCTTTAACTGATTTAGTAAATATCATTTTATTACCAATTTTAAAGGCTAAATATTTACCCTTTTTTGGAGTAATAGGGCTGTGACTAGGTCCATATATACCTGTTCCAAAATTAACATATTTAGCATATTCCATTTTAGGATATATTTTCATCTGTATTGGTTTATATTCCATAGCTATATTATGTGCTGAGTGTAATTGTTTTGTGTCCCCTTGTGGAGCTTCTCTTACAATAGTATTAAGAATAACAGCACCAGCATCTTTAATTCCAGCTTCTAAATATTTACTAACAATTTGAGGTGATCTTGCAAACATCTCTCTTATTTCATTTAAATTTTTTATTTCTATACTATAACTCATTTTATTGTTTTAATAGTGTTAAATAACACTCAACCCTTTGAATATTTTTTAATCCGTATCTCTTAACAGTTTTTACAACATATTCATTTGTGGTTTTAATACTTATTTTAGAAGTATCTGCTTCGGTAGTATTATTTACTTCCTCATTTTGTAAATTTTTATAAATAGCTCCGTCATATAATACTGAATATATTTTATCTCCCTCTTGTATGTCTGTATAATCTTCACAATATAATTTAAATGTTTCATAAGGCACTCCATCTGCTAACATTAAATCCTCTGCTTTAACAGGTCTTATAGCCCCATTGATATATCCGTGAAGTTGATATTTTTCAGTTGAACTTGTGGCGTCTTGAACTAATCTATATTGCGTAATTTGTTCGTCAAAAAAAATTCTCATTATATTACGGTTAATTTATATTTATTAAGAATTAGTCTTATATCATCACTCATAAACTTTTCAAAATTCAAACTAGCACCATCCAAACTTTCATCTGATAATCCGTCTGATTTATGTTTATTATAGTATTTACCTATTATTTTTAATATAACTATTTTTAAATCATTTGGTATTCCGGTAGTATATCCACAAGTGTAAGAAACCTTATAATTTCTTATTCCTGGTGTCACTGCCATATCATAATATATACAACCACCATTTTCATCAAGAGCGTAATCATCATCAGATATTAAATCCCAATCAGATCCATTCAATTCATAAAAAGTTAGAGATGTTATATTTATATTATTATTTATAAAAAATATTCTGTCTAAATAGCTATCAGAACCATTTAAATATTCAGTTATTGTGTTAGAGCTTATTTTATTATTACAATAACTTTCTATAAATGAAACTGCACTTTCCTCTAATAAAGTTAATAAATCATCATAAGTAGTAGTATTTAACGCTAGATATATCTTTATATTTTCTAAACTAACTAACATTTTTTTAAATTTAATTTATAATTTAATTATATCACAATTAAAGTATGTAGTCTTTACTTGTAAAATTAAGCCCTCTATGTATTACCTCTAATTCTTTAAAACAGCCTACATTAAAGCCATTTTCCCTCCAAACTCTACCCTCATTTACATCTTGTCTTATATCTAATTTTATCATTAAATCCATAGCAGGTTTCGGAACAGTTCGGAACATACCACCATTATGTGAAGTTAATTCTATATTAAAGCCATTAACAAACTTATTTGATATCTTTCTAGGTGCATAATTTTTATCTAAATTCAAATCAATAGGACTTAAAACATAATTATATGTATCATTAAGTGAATAAAATGTTATTATGTTTTCAAGAATATTATCACTGATAACCTCACAATCATTATCAAATTTAATTATAAGGTCATAATTACTATATATATTTTTTAATCCTCTATTTTGAGCTTCTGTTATTCCTAAATTCTTACCAAATTCTACAACATTATAGTTATTTTCTTTTAGCCACTCAATTGTTCCGTCAGTTGAGCCATTATCAAAAATAATATGGTCAAATTTAACTTTTGTATGTTCTTTAAGGCTTCCTAAACATTTTTTAGTTAAGTCTAGTCTATTATAGGTTATTGTATATACTAAAATTTTCATATAATTATTTCATCATTATCTAATTGAACCATATTCATTAAATCCTCATATTCTATTTTTGACCTTTCAATATCTAACTTTACACAATTTTTATTCTTTTGTAATAACCATTGTTCATAATTTACTCTTTTATAAAGGAAAAATATTTTAGCATTAGGACATAATGCTTTAATTATAGATCTATCACCCCTAAAACATAAACCAAATCCCTCTATAATAATTTGATTATCTGTTATTTTTTCTAATCTATCCTTATATAATTCAACTTTTAAATCGTGAATAGTTTTTCTGTCATATTCCCACCACTCTTTACAGTTTGGAAAATTTTTTATTTCATTTATTCCTAATTTTTTAGCTATATCAAAATAAATATAATCTGTTTCAATTATATTTATATCAAAAATATCTTTTAATCTCCAAGAAAAAGTAGTTTTACCACAACTAGGTATACCTGATATTAAAATTATTTTTTGTATGCTTTCCATATAAATCTTTTACCTATTTTTAAAACTATTGTTTCCATATTTTTATAAATTTACTCTTATTGAATTCTACCGCTTCAACATTATCTATAATTCTATTATATAAATCATTGCTTTCTAATAATTTATTTTTATCAAACTTTTTTTGCCTATTAACTTTATCTATTCTGTCATTTTCTTTTATGTATCCATAATGTTTGAATATAAAATCACAAGTTTTTCTTTTCTCATAAGCATAAATAGGACAAGAACCACAATGTAAGTTTTTATTATAAAATTTACTATCTTTGTCCCATAAAACCTTAAATAACCTAGCATTCTTTTGGTGAGCAAAAACTCCATCAATTCTTATATGTTCTTTATCTTTGTAGAAGTGAGCAATCATAAAATCCCAGCATATTCCTTTTTCTAATAATTTCATAGCTTCATCTCTATTAAAATCTTCATCTAATATTTCATCTGCATCTATTGGAATTATAGCATAAGGGTATTCACTCATAGCATATTGTATTGCTCTTTCCCTTAATAAGTTTTCTGCCTTTCCAAATAATTTAAAGTCGTGATAATAAGTCTTTATATTATATATCTGTTTTAGGCTGTTTATTTCGTCGCAGGTAGCCTTGTTGCTTTTATCTAATATAATCACTAGCTTATCAACCAAATTACCTAAAAACATTCGTTTTACAACCCCAGGAAGATATCTGTTGTCTTCATCACCAACTATCATAGAACCTATTATTTTATTTTCTCTAAATTTCTTTTCAAATTTATCTTTACCCTCAAAAAAATTCTTTTTCCAAAAATCACTTTCACTATTCATACTCATTTTTCCTTTATGTATTGCTTCTGCTTTACTTATAGCAATATCAAATCCCCTTATTTTTATTTGTTTGTTTATATCATTATCCTCCCACATAAAAAAGTAATTATCATCAAATCCTCCTATCATTTCAAATAATTCCCTACGAATACATAGTATACTTCCATTTACTCCAAAACATACACTAGAACATTCAGTTCCTACTATTCCTATTTTATTATCTTTAAAGGGATCTAATAAATCAATTATAAATTGTTTTTTATCTTTTATAATTACATCATCATTTAAAAAAAGGATAAATTCACCTAGTTTTTTATAACTTTCAGCACCCTTATTACAATTTTCAGCAAAACCAATACCTGTTTTTACAAAATCACTTTTAATAATTTCGCTAGTATTTATTCCATAATCACTAGAATTAAAAATAGTTTTAACCTTTCCATTAGTTAAAACCACTACATCAACTTTATTTTTAATATATTCTTTACCTAATAAGTTTTTACCAGTTAATTCTTTTCTATAATATGTTGGATTTTCGTATTCTTTACACAAAATATTATTTCTGACTACTACTCCAAGATCATTTAATTTATTATATTCCTCTATTTCTAGCTTAGTAAAGTCACCCTTAATATAAGGAGAATAATTCTTAATAAATTTTACTATAATTTTCATATTATAATTTTATAACAGCCTTTACTTTTGTTAAATATGAATATTCTCTTCTAGGTATTGCTGTAATATCACCTTTAATATAAGGAGAATAGTTTTTAGTAAATTCTACCACCACATAATCCTTTGGAACTAAATCTACTTTTTTTTTAATCATTTTTTTATTTTAATTTGCTTATAAGTATGGAGTAAATAAATACTCCACACTTAAAACAAACTAGGCAGATAATACTGCTGTAAGTTTCTTCATAGCCTCTGGTAAAGTATAAACTCCATCTACTGCCTTAGCAATAACGATTTCAGTTTGTAATCTACTAGGTATCTTAACGCTTTCCATAAACATTTCCTCCCCGTCTTTAATGAAATAATAAGACATATCACCGAAATAAATTTCGGTTAAATTGGTACTTGAACCTAAGTTGCTAGGTATATCTTCTGTTTCAAGTAAAGGTTTTCCTAATACAGTATTGTTTGTAGGGTCAAATATTGGTCTCTTATTTTCATCTTGAATGTTCATAAGAGCTTTAACTCCGGCTGTTGAAGTTAAGAAAACTGCGTTCTTTCTGTATTGTCTTTCCAAAGAATACATTAAATCAATAATGTCTTTGTAAACTAAACCTGTTGAATCTTGTGCAATACTATCAACACCAGCACTTCTCAAACCTGTTGGCTCAGTAGTTCCCGCACCAGCAATGAAAGCTGTTTCTTCTTCATTTGTAATACTTCTAACACAAAGGTTAGTAATATAGTTTGTCAAATTCAAAGGAGAAGAATTCAATAATCCTCTTGGGATTAAAACTCTTGTAGCAAGATATAAATCAACCAAATCAGTTTTACCTAATGTTGGTGAGCTTTCAGTAATTAGGTCATTTTGTGCAACCCAATAAGAAGTCACACCTGTTCCTTCTTGTGGTAATTGATAGTTTCCAGCCATTTTGAAAACGAAACAATATTTTCTCATAAGAGCTTCTTTGTCTAATCCCTCTTGAATTTTATTAGCAAGAGTTGTAGGCACGGCATACCCAAATGAACCAACTGTTCCGTTAATAACTTTTGTTCCTAAACATAAAGCCTTAACAAAATCAGCACTTTCTTTTATACCTTTTTCTTCTGCGTTTACTTCTGATTTAAGATTAGCAACCTTAGCAGAAATATTTTCTTCAATAGATTTCATATTTTCTGAAACAACTTTATTTACTATTGATTTTAATCCTCCAACAGAAACTTCTTTTATAGACTTTTCTGCTTCTTCGTTTTCGTCAAATTCCTCAGTTTTTTCTTCAATGAGTTCATCAACTTCTTTTTCAGAGGCATCATCTCCAACCTCTATTCCAGCTTTTTTTAATAAGGCAATTTTTTGTTCTAAAGTCATATTTTTAGATTAACTATTTAATATCTAAATCTTTCAATGATTTGTATAAGAAATTATCTATATTTATTTTTTTCTTATACACTTGTTTTATAATAAGTAGCTTTTTGGCTACATTATCGGCGACCTTTACCCCTGACTTTTCAGTCAAGTAATTATCAAAAACTTGATTTCTATTTAATACAACTTCTGTGTTGTCTGTCATCACTATTTTAACACTATTATCAATATCTGTCATTTCTTTTATTTCTACTTGATCTGGAGTTTCAACTATAACTTCATCATTTTCCATTATTTCATCATCTTTTTTAACAGTATCATTACCTTTAATGCCTAATAAAGATGTATCTGGATTACAACCTGAAAGAACAGGACTTATTTCATACAAATCTAATTTTACTAATACTCTTATAGTTTTTCCGTCCCTTTCTTCATATCTTGCCTCTTGAATACCATAACCAATAGAAAATTCATCAGTAGCACCAGCTTTCATTAAATCATAAGCTTCTTTTGCTTTCTGAACACTTAAAACTAATTGCCCTTGTATTTTTAACCCTCTATCATCTTCAATAGCTGTATTAACTTTACCTATTATCTCTGACCAATTATGTGACCAAGCTATTTTAGGCATTTTCCTTCTAATACTATCAGCAAAAGCCCCCTTTAATATAACTTCATCAGCATAATCTATATTATTAAATATTGAAACATAAGCCTCAAATGTTCCTTTTTCTTCGTTTAATATTTTAAAGTCTGAAACACCAGCCTTTAAATCTTTTGTAAATTTTTCCATAAAAATTATTTTATTTAATCTAATTGTGATAATAAATTACCTTTTGGAGCCATTGAGCAGGCACAGTTCCCAGACCATACAACCTTTCCATTTCTTCTTACTAATAGTATATGATATTTTTCTAATTCTACATCATACACAGTGTCCTTATATACTATAATATCTCTTTTAATCTTTTCTATCAAAGAATGCACATTATTATTCTCTCTTATTGTTATCTGGTCATTATTTATTATATATGTTCCATTTTTAAATTTAATACTCTTTCCTTTTGTTTTAGCTGTATAGAATGTAGGCTTTTTCCCAACTTTCATTATCAATTCTCCTAAATCATCAGCCATTATTTTTGAAGATGTTGTAAATGTTCTGCTATTGTCAAAAATAAACCCTTTAAATATTTTCCCTTTTATTAAACTTCCATCTCCTAAACAGAATGTATAAAGAAATTCATTTATATATTCAGGGGATAACTCTTTTATCTCTTTTGGTATATATTTTTCTGCTGATTTACCAAACTTCATTAAATATTCCCCTAAATCAATATTATTTATATATACCACATTTTTACCAATAGCTATCTTTAAAGGTAGTTTTTTCATATCATCAACCATTTCTTTATAATATTTCTTTTGTGAAATTTCTATTTGATAGCATTTATCACTTCTTTTGCTCACACACCCCTCTGATAAATACCACCCCATAAATCTGCAAAATACTTTCGTATCAAACTTTATTCTATTTATTGTAATTTCTTTTTTGTCTTTTCCTTTCCAATTTATCCCACTCATAAACTTAAAATCCCATTTAGGAATATCTTTGTCTTTTATAAGTTCATAGTTATTACCTTTTTTTCTCAAATTACCAAATTGTGTATGGTCATCGGTATTCACTAAATCAAAGCTTTTACCTATATATCTAACCATTTTATCTGCTTCATACTCAACAAACTTAACATACTTAACAAATTCAGGTATTAAAGTTTCAGGATTTAAAGCCCATATCTTGTCTTTTTTAGTTAAGTCTTTGAATAACTTAAACCCATTATTGGTATATACTTCTGTTTCCTTATCAAAGCAGTTTGGGTGAACAGGTTGTTGTCCCTCAATATTATCAATATCCCAGTCATCTTGTTTTGCCTTTGCTATACATATATCACAAGCACCATCACTTAACACCCATAATAATCTATTGTATCCCATTTGCTTATAGTTTTGTCTTTGCCCCTCTGCAAGTCCTCTTGTTATTTCTGTTCTTGCTATCATTTTTGCCCTTGTTTCACTAGCAAAATCAAATACCTCTTTTACCCTTAGCTTTAATTTTTCTAATCCCTCTCCGTCATTTGTTCCCTCTGTTAATGTTTTTATAAGCTCTTTTTGTGTAGTATCTGTTATAGTTTTTGCTTCTTGAATAGCAACTGATGAAGTCCATTCTGATATCCATTTATTATTTGGAACAAATTTAGGACCAAAGAAATCTATTGCTAATTTACCACCGTTCATTACACTTTTATATAACTCAGGTTCTATTATTTCAACAGTTGCCCATATTTCATCTAATCCGTCTAATCCTTTTAAATTAACTATACCATTATTTTTAAATGTTGATAAATATCTCTCTTGTTGTGCTTTAAAAAACTTATCCATTTTCTTTTCATAACTACCTACAAGTTTTTCTTCCATTAACACCCTAGCCCTTTGATATCTTGCTATCATTTCTTTTGATATTTTTTTTTTAGAATTTGACTTTTCTTCAACTATTCTAATAATCTGATTATTTTCCTTATTCTTTTTTATATTATTTTTGCCCTCTTTTATAAGTTTTTCCACAATGTTATCTTCAATATCTTTTCTTAATTGAGTAAGTTTATAATCTCTATTCATTATTCTACTCTTAATATATCTTGATTTGTCAGTATTAAGTCCAGATGTTTCTCTTGCTGTATTAGTTTCTGTTAAAGGCATTTTACTAAATTCATTAAATAATATATCACCACCCTCAACGGCACCATATCCAAGAATATCTCTTGCCTCATTCCTTGTTATTACTTTATCAACTAATGTGTTTATCTTATTTACTTGTTGTTCTTGATCTTCTTTAGCTAATGGCTCAAAATCAAGCCATAAATCAGGACCAAAATTAGGCACTAAAAATTCATTTAATTGTTCAATATATTTATTTACTAAAGGTTCAATAGTTCCCTTATAGAATATATAAGAAACTGCCTCTGCACTTGCCCTATTTGCTGTTTGTAAATTACCTAATAATTCAATAGGAACACCAAATATAGCTAATATTTTATCTCTATTAAATTTTTGAGAATTTACAAAATCTAAATCTCTAGGGCTTATACCAATAGGAACATATTTCATACCCTCTGTTAAAACTTTCATTTTTGAAGTATTTTCGTATCCAGCATATTTTTGCCCCCACTCTTTCTCTAATCTTTTTAATGATTCTGCACTAGGCTCACTTGGTATTTCTAAAACACCACTTAATCTAGTATCATTTAATAATAGATTAACATTACTTTGTGTCATATAATCATCTTGTTGTGCATTCATACGAACAGCCTCAATAGTTCCTAATCCTTTTTCTGGGTAAGCTGGATTATAATTTTTAAGCATTATAATATCTTCTTTTGCTATATTTAAATGGAATGTTCCAATTTTATATTCATAATCTATAATAGTCCCATTATCAGATTTTTTTATTGTTAAAAATTCCGGACGCATTAAATATAATGCTTGAACTTTACTTGTTCCATTTCTTTCCAAATACCAAGGACTAGCACCATATAAATCTAAATAAGTCATTGATAATTCCAGAAAATCAAATTTGGTCATATCAGGATTTACCTTATATAGTAATTCTAATAATGGGTGAGATAAAACTTGTTCTAAATCACCATTATTTTTTAACTTATATAAATTAAATTTAACACTAGCAAAAGCTTTTGCCCTTTTTTCAATACAAGCCCAGATCCAAGAATTATAAAAAGACAAGGTATCATCTTTTGTTATTATTTGTGTGCCTATACCATCGGCTATTATTGGAGATATTGGAACACTTTTTTTTCCTATTCCTAATAGAGATAAAATTCCCATATTTTTTTAATTATTTTATAATATAATTATACACCTTACAAACTTATTATTCTATACTGTCTATCTTTTTTCAATAAACCTAACATTCTCATCATCATCATATCAGCAAAATCAGGGCTTCTACCTAATATTTCTTTCATATTATCTTTTGAGTTTATTCTTAAAGAGGTATCTTTATCTATATCTCTTTGCTTAACCGCCATAAGTTCCTCTGAAATTAAATCCTTAACATCAGGATTTTCCTCCGTTATTCCTATTTCGCTTTTCTTAATCAATTCTGATAATTTGAAATAACATTGTGCTTTTAGGTTTTGATAATCTTCTTTTTTAAATTGTTTTAATACCTTATCAGGTTCTAAATCATATTCCCTTGTTTGAATAGCACTAGCATTATTACTAAATCCAATACACCCCTTAATATTATCAACTACACCACCATTATGAGTAAAAAAAGCCTTATAATCCTTAAATCTTGTTAAAAATAATCTTGTTTCCCCTGTAATAGTTATATAATATACATTATCTTTATAAATTCTCTTTATTTTAGGTCTTATGCCCATACTATTTGTTCTCATTTCATATATACACCAATTATTATGAGTTCTTTTTATTTCTCTACCACCAATATTTCCTATGCTATCTTTTTTATGCTTTATCATCTTACCAGCCAATTTTCCAGTCTTATATATCAATTCTAATAAGTCATCTGATAAAACCTCGCTACTTGTTGAATATTCTTTAACCCCCTTATGTATATAACCATCTCCTTTATTAAATGCACTTAAAAAGTTTTCTATTACTTGTTTATCTGCCTGTTTTATTATATCAGGTATCTTTTTATTATATGATTTATACCTATCACAAGTATAACAATTATTTTCCAGCCATTTCATTAAACTCTTATTACATATTATAAAAAATAATTCTCCAGATTTACTTTCTTTTATATAGTATTTAAAACCTGTTTTATCAATAGCCTCTTTTATATCTTCTATATGTCTGCTTGTATTATTTTGTGAAATTATAACATACCTATTATCACAACTCCCCTCTGATACAAACCAACCCAAAAACAAGTCCATTTTGTCTATATTTATTATATGTTTTCTTCTGAACTTTATAAGCTCTATATCTTTATTTTCTCCTACCCAATTAAAACCAGTGTCAAATATTATCCTGTCTTTTTTAGTTATCCCGTCCCAAGTTCTTAATTTAAAATCATATTCATTTCTTGTTTTATATGGTAAAAAATGACAATACGAAAAAGCATAACCATTGTCTAACTCTATAATATCAGTTGGCTGTTTTGTTTTATTATCAATTATAGTTTCAACAACTAAATTGTTATTTTTATCTTTTGAATATACTTTATCTCCCATTCTAATATCTTCTGCCTTTTTCCAACCCTGCAATGTTAATATTTCTGTTCCTTTTGTTAAACAACCAACTCCGTCCTCATCTAATATTATATGATTAGTATTTATATTTTCTGCCTTTGCTAGATCAACAATATATTTTGTGCTTTTAGATATATCTTCTTTTATTTCATACGGAAGATCTATAATCTTTTTTAATTGTAATCCATACCATACACCTAAAACCATTCTATCATTTCCTTTCCTTGCTATATCACCAATTAAATATCTTTCACTTATAGAATTATCAGTTATATCTCTATTAAAACAGTTATTTATACTATCATAATCAAATAAAGTTGTTGGGTCATCATCATATTCCCAATTCCCTTTATATAATCTTTCTCTTATTGACTTAATTTGTATTTTTTTAAGTGCCTCTATATAGGTTTCAGGTAAAAATGGATTGTCACCGGCAAGGCTTTGTAAAAACTTTTTATGTTTATCTAAAGTTCCCTCTTTACTTGGCTTATAAAATTCTTTATATACCCAATTTTTAGAAGGATTACAAGTTAATAAACATTTCGGCATTATTCCTAATTCTCTATGTTTATATCTTAATCTTGACTTTAAAACATCATAACATTTAAAAACAACTTGATTACACTCATCAATAAAAAAATAAGTAAGTTCTAATGAACCTAAATTATCAAACTCTGGGTCACTTGGATAAAAATATAAATCTTTAAATAAAATTATGCTACCATTTAAAAACTTTAATGTTCCAGATTGAGCATTATAAGAAAAATCTCTTTCAGCCATCAAGCCCATTGCTTTTAAAACATCAAAAAGAGTTATCATTGTGGTCTGTTTTAATGTAGAGAATTTATTTCTTCCTATGAGGCATCTAATCCCTGCATATTCCATACATTTAAGAATAATCCATAAACAACCTAGTCTTGATTTACCACCACCTGCTCCTCCTCCAAATAATAGCTCATTTGTAGTATTGTCATTAAGAATATCAAAAGCTTCCTTTTGTTTCTTCGTCAATATTAAATCTCTCATTTTTATCTATTACTTTTAAATTATAAGTAAAGTCTAAGCTACCGTCTATTTCTAATTTATCACCAAATTCATTTTTCTTTTTCTTTGATAAATATTTTAGAGAATTATCAAAACCTACAAGTCCATTTACTACTTCTTGCCTAGCCTTTAATATAGGTGCTTGTCTTAATCTTTCTATCTCCTTAAATAATTCTGGATTCTTCTTTTTCCAATTATAATAAGTGACTTCACTAATATTAGCATAAAAACAAGCTTCCTCTACTGTTGCGTCTATTGCAAATGCTTGTCTTATCTTATTAAGGTTATCTTCTGTCATTTTAGACAATTTTTCACTTATTTTCTTATTTGTTTGAGATCTTTTAGTTGGTCTTCCTATTTTGTTTTCTGTCTCAAATTTTCCATTTTGATTTTTACTTTTATACATATTGTTCCCAATTAAAATTATTTCCAAAATGTCCTCTTGTTGCTGTTTCTTCAAAAGAACACTCTTTTAGTTTTAAGTCTTTTATAATGTTTCTTGGCTTACACTCGTCTAAATATTTCTCTGTTATATCTTCTTTACCATTTTTAGTTTCTACTGTTATCATTAGTGGTTCTGCTTTACCTATACAATAAGCTATTTTTACTATTGCTTCTTTAACATTTCTTTCTTTCATTTCTCTTATTGCTAGTTGTCTAGCTTTATAAGCTCCACTTCTATCTACTTTTGTTGCATCTTTTCCAGAAAAACATCCACCTCCTATTGGTATTCTTGTACCATAATTATCTACTGCTATCTTTCTTCCTGTTAATCCTGTATCAGCATCAAACCCACCTATATTCCAATCGCCTGACATATTACAATATATCTTTATGCCATCGTTCTCTATATTCATTTCCTTTAACCAATAGTTTATAATTTCTGTTAATACTTCTTTTTTTAATTTACACCAGCTTGCTACTATTGTGTCTATTTTATTTCCTCTTAATGTTATTTGAGTTTTACCATCTTCACCATATGGCTCAGATATATATTTACATAAGCTTTTTGCTAAATATAATTCTTTATGTTTATATCTATTTCTATTGTTTTCATATTATTTTTTAATTATTTAATATAATAATATCTTTGATATTTTTCTCTACTATTTTTTTACCTATCATCATTTGCTTTTCTTTTTTTATATTTGTAATCATTGTTAGAAAACTATTAGATAGAGTTTCAATATATTCTCTATAACCTCTTACTTCTCTTGCATTATTTGTTTTTGTGAATATCATTAACTTAGGATTTGTAGGTATTACTGTTTCGGCGTGTAATTCTACATATTTTTCTTTGCCATTATCATAAATAAAGTTTGTCCTTAAAGTTCCTATTAAAATAGAAATATTACCAGTTCCTCCCTCTGATAACCTCATATTCTTAAAATCAACAAGTAGAATCATATTATCTTTTATTTGTTTTTTATTCATACTTTTTTAAGTTAATTTCCTTTAATTTTTCCTCCCATTGTTCTTTTGAATAATGAACCCCCATATATATTACAGAGTCATCTTCTTGTGGTATTATTTTCATATTAAATCTTTTCTTATTAAAAATTTCATTATATCCTCGTATTCCATTTCAAACATTTCTC